GCCAAGTCTGGTCTAAGAGGTTTATTGGCTTTTTCTTCTTGCTTTCTTACAACCTCATCCTGCTTCATTTGACGATTAAATGCAGCATTCTGTTGTGCAAGAGCATTATTAGATTGTGCGATTGCAAGATATGCTTGAGAAGTTTGAAGACCTTGCTGTTTATAGCTATCCATCAGTGCCTGATTAGATTTAATCTGAGCCTGATTTTGTTGAAATTGCTGAACTCTTTGAGTTGACTCTGCCAATTTGGTCACTATGCCATCAACCTTTTCGGGGTCAATAGTTCCCTTTTTAAAACTGTCTGAATATTGTCTTGCACTAATTTTTACAGATTCAGGGATGGTTGCGTCATCAATAAATATCTTGAATGGGTCTTCTTCAGGAGCGCCAACCGCACCAAGTCTACGCAAGTCAGGAATAACTTTAGCCTGTGCAGAGATGAGATCACGACCTTCTTGGAATGACAGTAACTGATTCTTTACTTGCTCATTGATAGTGCCATCAGCGTTCTTGAGTTGACTAAACAATTGATTAGCTGTAGTTTGACGGGCTCTTGCCTGAGTAGTCATGTCACGCTGACTAAGGTAATCTTCAGTCTTGTATTGACCTAACTGCTGCTCTTGAGCCTGTTGCTTTGACTTCATCATCTCATTGCGTAAGATAAATGCAGTTTGGGTATCCCCACCTTGCAATGCCATCTGAATAGCTTGAGCATAGGAATCAGGGTTAGATGGGTCAATCATTCCAAGGATTTGCTGCCGTTGTGAAATCAACTTCAACTGTGGGTCTGTACCACCCAAAGCACCGCCAATAGCACCACCTAGCTGTTGACCAGCACGATAGAAACCATACTGTGCTTGAGATCTAGGGTCAAGATTTGCATACTGAATAGCTTGAGCCTGTTGTTGTTGCTGTTGAGCAAGTTGGTACTGTTCAGGAGTGGTAAATAAACCAAGAATGTCTGATGTTGCCATGATTATTCCTTAAAATAATGTAACTCGTGAGCCATCAGAATAGCCAGATGTTTGTCCATAATTAAAAGCAGTTTGATTTTGGACAGGAGGAGGATTAAAGTAGTTTTGCAGACCTTGATTAAATTGTTGATTACTACCAAGTCCCTGCAACAAACCGCCTAATGGACTAAATCCTGAACCAGCTTGTTGAGTCTTAGCCGCAGACAATCCACCAGTTAACAATGCTTGACCAACATTAGCGCCAGCAGTAGCGGCTCTACCACCTAACTGAGCGCCAATATCCAAAGGCTGTTGTCCAAGGGACTCAATGGTTTGACCAGCACCCAAATAAGTTGTAAATGGACTCAATGCGCCAATTTGACCAGATTGATACTGACCTAACAACTGGCTTCCTGTTCCAAACAATCCTGTACCAAATGCAACATTCTGTTGACCAGCTTGCTGTGCCTGTGCCGCTAACTGTAAGTCTTGTTGCGCTAATGCGTTGTAGTACGCTTCCATCTCAGGTGTAGTAGCACCCAAGCCTCCAGCACCACTTGGGCGCATACCTGTAGCCCCTACAGACAATCCGCTACGACCTTGTTGGAACAACTGATTCTGCAACTGAGCCATCTGACGCTCACGGCTAGGGGCAAGCAAATCCTGTTGCTGTTGAATGTATTTAGCCGCAACCTGTTCAGGACTCTGTGCAAGGTACTGCTGACCCAAGCCAAACAACCCTGTAGCCGCAGTCTGCAAAGGAGCATACTGTTGCCCTGCCTGTTCTGCCTGAGTTAAAGCACCACCAGTTAAACCCATCAAACGATCTTGATAGCCTCTTAGTTCAGGGCTTACTGTATAACCAGCACCTGACAAATAACCACTAGGGTCAAACTGAAAGTTAGAACCACCATAACGGGTAGTAATCCCAACAGGGCGAAACTTAGCCGCTTCAGCCGCTTGTCTTGCCGCTTCACGTTGAGCCGCCGCAGACTGATTTGCCGCATACTCTGTAGCAGACGCTTGTTCTTGCGCCCCTAAGTAATTCATTCCCCCCACAACTAATGCTGCTGTAAATGGCATTTTAAATCTCCTTTGCAACCGCTACATGAGTAGCATTAAAACCAAGTTTGTCATAAAACATTTCTAAAGACTCTTTTAAGTTGTAACTTGTAATCAATTTTTTACATCCATTGATTTTTGCCATTTGCTCAACAAGTCTAAACATATCTTTACCAATACCTTTGCCTCTATGTGATGGCTTTAAAAAGAACATATCAACTTGACACCAAGTTTCATTGTGATACGGACTTTTAAAAAAAGCATAAAACACATAACCAACTGTTTTCTCATTATCTTTAGCAATCACCACTCGCAATTTAGCAAGATATTCTTTGTTAAACATTGGTTTTTTGTTTTTAAAATAATCCCAATGCTCCAAAGCAATTTCATCAAAGTTTTCAATGTCAGACAACTTACCATCAACTACATTGATAGTAGATTGTTCAACATCAGAAAAGTGGTGAGTTATCATTTTATTCGTACAAAATGTTTATAGAACCAGCATCAAATGAGTCTGTGCCGTTGACAAAAGTTATTCTTACTTGAGTAAGTGTGTCTGACAAACTTTTTGAACCAGCCATTAACGCATTTCCAGCACCATCACTTAGACCAATCAAACTTGTAGCCGCCCAAGTATTTGTACTGCTGTTTTGCAAAGTTATTGTCATTGCACCATGATAAACACGGGCGGCGCTTTGTAAGTTTCCACCATATTCAAAACCTGTTGTAAATAAAACTGCCGCCGCACCTGTTCCTGTGCTACCTAAATATCCAGTAGATTCAATACCGCCAGAGTCCCCAAGCCTTACTGTTGGAACAGATGTGCCATTACCAGACACGCCAACAAAAATAACAGTAATGCGCTTTACCCAACTTGGTATGCCAGTAAAGTCAACTGAAGTACCAGATACAGATACAGTAGTAGCAGAAGAAATAACACTTGCATTCATCACAGGAGTCCCACCAATGTTAGGACTTGTTAATGTTTTGTTTGTTAATGTTTGTGTATCACTTGTACCAACTACAGTACCTGATGGGGCGGTTTTGGTTGCCCAAGTATCTAAATCAGCATCCCATGCCTGTACGTTAGTCCCAATAACCAATCCAAGGTTTGTACGAGCATTAGCCGCTGTAGATGCACCAGTACCACCATCAGCAAGCGCCAAATCAGTAATACCTGTAATAGTACCCGCTGAAATATTTGCAGTTGCTATTGTGGCAGTGGTTATTGTTGCAGTTGGGATTACTACTGTTCCTGTAAAGGTAGGACTTGCTAAATCAGACTTAGTAGCAATAGCCGTAGCAATATTGTTGAACTCAGTATCAATCTCTGTACCTTTGACAATCTTTAACGCATTGCCAGAAGACAAGGCATCTTTGGTTGCAAAGTTCGTTGATTTTGTGTAGTCTGACATAGTTACCCCTTTAACTTATTTTGCCATTCTTGGCTTGAATTTCAATCTTTTGAATAGACAATGCTGTACCACTTATGTCTGTTTCATAACCTGTTTGAACAACCTTACCACTTCCTGATGCAGAAACAGTTAAAGTTTGTAGTGCAACTCCATCAGAATATTGTGCAATTACAGTTGCATTAGCACCATACTCAGCAATTCCATAATATGACTCGCCTTGCGTTGGAATCAAATCATCGCTAGACAAATAGTTTGTCTTAAAGTCAAATCCCCACTTAAAGGTAACAGTCTGATTTGTGCCGCCAATAACCACAATAGACAACTTTTTCAAAATAGAAGTTTGATTCTGATTACCAAGGTCTGCATGGTTTGTGTAGTACAACATACGATATGAAGATTGATAGTCTTGGTAAGTTCCATACAAACCAATGTAACCATTCTTACCAATGTATAAAGTACCATCACGCCTAGACAAAAATGCTGTTGGAGTGATTGAATCCCATGTTGTTGCTCTAGCCGCACCATCAGGCAAATAAGCCTTGGTATCAAAACAATAAACATTACCTATGGATGGCGTGGTCAACAAGTAAAACGCTTCACGCTCAGAATAGACAGACTTAATGTTTGCCAATGTTTCACCAGCAATTACAGTTGTTAAATCATTACGAATATTCTTAGACAAGTCTCTCTCTGGAGCAGACTTCTCTTGAATTGTTCTCATCAAAGAACGAACACCAGAGTTAGACAAAAACAGAACATCAGTGCTAGTAGTCTGAATACTGTCCCTTGCGATACACCCAATACCCTCAACAGTGTCACTCAATGACATTGATGCTGGTGTAGTGGCATTTTGATAAACAAGAATTTGACGTTTGCCAAATATAAACAGAAATCCATTGTGTGCGGCAAGACCTGTAATCTGGTCAGCGCCATTTGCCCATACACGATCTACATTCAAAGAACCAGCCGTACCTGTAGACCATACATGACCAGCAATCAAATCAGAGAAAAAGACAGTAGAGTTATTTGTTGTTGTAGTTGCCGCCCACAATCTACCAAACGCTGAAATACAGATGTTGGCATCAGGAACAGTAGCAACATAACCTGTCTTCTCAGACACTCTACGATAGGTTGTGGTGCTAACAGCAGGGTCATAGATCAAAGGATTTTGACCAGACTGAAAAAAGTAAGTTATGTTATTTAATGATGCACATTGCCAGTTACTATCAGTAATGGTTGGAGCAGTACCGCCACCACCATAGGTAAGTTCAGTAACTACATTGGTAGAACTCAACTTAAATATCTTATTGTTACCAGCAAACAATACAGTCAAAGTACCATCAGCTTGCACTAACTCATGGATAACTTTTACATCATTAGCGCCTAAATCGCCACTAGACGCATTGACTCTTGAAAAACCTTTGCGTGAACCCATACGACCATACTGGTCAATGATGCAATTTGTTGCAACCAAAGCAAATCCAGCCGCAAGATCAAGAGGTGAATCTTGCGTATTCAGCCCATAAAGTGCTGGCGCTGAAATGCTAAAAGTTTGTATTTGTTGACTCATATCGCAACAAACTCCTGATTCTCAGGATAACGAGTGCCTTCCAAAGCAATGCTGTCAGACAACATGGCTTTATACAACTGGTATGCCTCAGATGAAGTCAAACCACCATCTTCACCACGTTCTACCAAAGCACGAGCATAGGCATTCTGAGCCACTAAAGTGTCAGCAACAGCAACAACAGTTGAGTCTGATGACAATGTAGCCTGTGGCACTGTCAGGGCAAACTTGATTGTGTAAACACCATCAGGTATTGGATAAAGATTTACTTTAGTGTCGTAGCTACCATCAACTCCATCAAACGCAAATTCTGTAGGTATTGAATTGACAAGTGGCGTAAAGTTTAGCTTGCGGTTCATGTCCACAAAAGTGATGTTTATGAGTCCAACATTACTTGTGGTATTGATTACATCCATTACTTGAAACTTCTGACCAGCACCTGTCAAAGAATAAGCGGGTGTAGATGCTACAGTGGTCACTGTAATGGTTTGACCCAAAACATTCCAAGCAAAAGCATCTTCAATCTGACGCTTTGCATCATTAACAAATTTTCCAATTAAGGAAGAATAAGAGGTTTCGGAAACAGTAGAAACTGCTGTCTCACGCAACCTTACGAGTACATCGTTTACAAGTTCTAGATAGGTCATGCTCTTGTCAACCCTTCTTCTTCAAATGTGGCTATAAAACTAAATGAACTTGCAGATTGAGTAGTTATTTTTAACTTATCGCCTTCTTCAAAAACAATGTAGGCATTGCCATCAAACTGCAAATAGGTCTTTGATGAAAAATCGTATTGAGTCAATATATCAAGGGTTGTATTAGCACTTGCGTCAAACCATTGAACAGTTATATGCTTGGTAGACCCACCTGTATTGTGTATATACATTACAGTAAATTTAGAGTAATAGCCAGTAGGACAGGTATATACCGTAGTATCTACTGCCGCTGTGGGACTAACTCCAACTGATAATGCTCTCATTTCGCTTTTGCCTTATTCCTTGCGGAGATAGCTTTAGCTTTTGCCTTTGCGTCAGCCTTTGAGGTTGCACCCCATGCCTTGAGCGAAAGAAGCAGTCTTGTTGG